TTGCTCTTTCAACTTCGAATTGACGAAGTTTGCTAGAACTGTTAGCCTTGCTAACTTATCTATTTCCTTCTTTTTATTCATGTTGTGCCTCCTTTGGCTTACACTTAATATAATACATGTCCCAACTAATTGCAAGTAATTATTTAAATAAGTTGTGGATAACTTTTTCCTCAGAAGATTCTGGAGAACCCAGCTCAGCCGAAACTCATCACCTTACTACCTGCACCATGATTGGTATGAACAAATGGAGAATGGAGAGCGTCAGGGCAAAAACCAGAACCAGCAGCGTGGCGGAAATTATTTCCCTACATAGAGGCCCTAGGCCAAAGGGCAGCTGACTAATGGAGAACATCACAAACGCACTCACAATACAGACCACCCCAAACCAAATTAAAAATGGAGGCACCTACGCAGTCGCCCTAGCTTCATCGTCCCAGTCCATGCAGATCCCCCTGCACACTTCTTCTGCTGCCCACCAGGCCAGAAGATTCTTAAGCTGCAGTGGCGACCCCACATCTTTCACACCATTAAATGTAGCTATGAGATGGAGAATGGATTCACAGTCCATGTCCTGGGCCATGTCGTTTAATCTTCTCCAAATCTCATCTTTGTATTTATCATAAAATGCAGATGTGTCTGCGTAGTAAATCAACTCACCAATGGTGCCACCAGAACAACCATGCTCCGCCGTATCTTTGATGGTGCTTTTATCCTGAGTCTCTAGCAGCCAGTCTAGAATGGAGTCTTGTTTAAACTCAACTGCCATTGGTCTTCTTCCAGGTCCAAGCACCTATCTCCTCTTTTGTCCAGCCGTATTTGTTCAACAGCAAATGGATAATAAAATTGTAATTATATTTCTTCATCTTCCCTCCTTGTATTAATTGGCTGTTTAACATTGAAAGAAACATTTAACCAACCGCCGCATAGGTTAGCACCAACTTGTAATGCCCTGCTACTACCCGCCATCTGCAGACTACTGGTTAGGTAGCCACCATTGCAGTTGGTTTCTTCACAAGGCATGTAATGGACATCGAACCAGCGTCAGGTGGTAAACAACCCAAACCTTTCAACTGGTTCGATCTTTTAAGATCTGTCAAATCGCCCATGTATATATATAGTCCTAATTAGTTAGGATGTCAAGTCCTTTTGTAAATTTTTTTACCAGCATGATTCACCTGCTGCCGGGGACAGTGCAGCTCCCCTTACTACTAGTATCACTTCTAGTTTGGCTTCTGGTAATGGAGAATGGAGAAAGGTTGGTGCGCCATCGCTGACGCACCGAGTTCATGTGTTTGGCTAACATGAATAAAGAAGGAATACTAATGCAGTAGCATCTGGTTACACTGGTGTCAACTACCATCTGCTGCCTGGAGAAGACAGCTCCGCACCATACTAATGGAGAAGGTGTGTAGGGTTAGTGGCAATGGACAATGGAGAATCACCCGGTAACCAGGAGCCCAGCAGCGCCAGCAACTGTTCCCAGTCCACGGCTCGGGGACGGGCCGGAATGGAGAGCAATGGAGGCACACGGTCTACGGTATGCGGACTACGGACAATGGAGCCTGAGAATAATTTAAGGGTCTTCGAGCGAGGGTCTCTGGCAAGTACAAATACGGGAGCTCCTAATGTAATGTGCCTATTTATCCACGCAATTTGGTGTGCCGAAAAGGTTATTTTGTTGTTCTTTATTATCTTCAACTCTAACCAAAAACATCTGCGAAAAAACCCATGTAAATCAGGTATTCCCAGACCACTTGTAGCTTCAATTCGTGTCCATACAACAGGCTTAGTGTTTCTCTTTAATTGTGCCCAAAGATTACGCTCTTCTGCCATGCTTCACCACCTGGATCTCCTGACTCTCTACGTCAACATAAATGATATTAACACCGAGTTTTTGCTGTAATGGAGTTCGTAATCTGCTTATATGATGACCTTTTCTCTTGCCCGTCTTTCTCACAGATTTAGTTTTTACGTCATAAAGATTGATCTTGCCATTCTTGTCAATCGTCACAAAATCTACACAACCAGTATCATGTAGTGTCTTGAATACCAGATTGCCCATCTTCATCAGGTGCACTATCGCCATCGCTTCCGACAGATTCCCCTTGTAATGTTTCCTGTTCAATAACTTCAAACTCCCCAGGAAGGGATAATTTTTTTCTAAGCTCAACTAACTTTTCCTCTACCTCTCCCACTGACATTTGATCTATTGTTCCATGCATAATCTCTTTACGATCAATATACAATCCAGCTACCATACCTCTGTATTTCTCGGCAGCAATAGCACCAGTGTAGTTACCAGCAGCCTCCGCATTATCTCGTAGTTCTGCTAGTTTTTGTATGTGTGATTTGTAGGAAATGGAATATCTCCTGTTTAGTTCTGCACGTCTTCTTTCTATCTCTTGTACGACATGTGGGTAATATTTAGGGTTTTGCAGCTTACTTGCAATCACAGTAGCCACGTTTTCACCGTAACCAGCATCAATTGCACACTGTTTTGCACTCTGTTGTAGCCCTTTTTCGATAAAAATGTTAACAAATTGAGCTTGTTTAGGAGTGAGTTCTAATGTTTTCTTCATGAAAAAGCCTTATTTTTCAACAAACTTTGTAAATGGTGACCAACATATTTACAACCGTTTAACAACTTATTTACAGAGATAAGCGTTGATATATATATATATTTACTACTTTGTAAATATGTAAACCAATTTTCCGTTTTTCCGTCAAGTTTAGATTTAATTTCTGTAGAATAATATATATAGTGATTTACATGAGCTACAAACTTGTGAAGATTGATTGGCTTGATACTGTTGAACATCCATCTGGTTGGTATCAGCCTGAAGATATTGATAAACTTGAAGAGGTGGCCTTGGTCCATAGTTATGGGTTAATCCTTAAAGAAACTGAAGAGTCTATTACGCTGATAGCGGACTTCATGCCTATATCAAAAGAGTTTGGTCGGTCGACCACGATCCCTAGAGGTATGATCAAGAACATAACACATATATCTACTGTAGAGTAGCAATGCCTCCTGTAGCAAATTTTTCACCTGTTGCTTCTTCAAAAGCTTGTTGAAATGGTAATCCTTGACTAAGTTTTAAAGCATATATTCTTTTTGCCTCTGGTCCTGCAGCGTCTAATCTTGCTCGAATATTACCTGGATTAGTTAACTCACCAATAGAAGGCATACTTTTAACTTTATCACTTAAATTTCTAAGTAGGTTCATTGCACCCACTCTACCCTCTGCACCAGCTTCTGCCACATCACCAAGCATATCAACAAACGGACCACCTAGTGCTCCAATCAAACCCATTACACCCTCCGGTGGATTAGCTGACAATGTAGGGCGTTGAACGTTTAAAAAGGTAGTTCCATCTATTTGAGTGCCTGGGCCACCTTGTTGAAAAGCACTAAATCTATCTAAATCTTCTGAAAATTTATTTACATCAATACCTCGACCAAAACTTTGTGCGGTGTTTACCATATCTATAAGTTCACTAGGTTGATAACCCAGACCCATAGCTTTATTATATGAATCACCTAAAACTTGTTGAGCAATATTTCTAACTTGAAAAGGATTAGTTCCTGTAGCTAATGTGTTTGTTTCAGCTCCGACCATTGGCATGACACCTGTATTCTGTGCCTCAAACTCATTCATAAAAGTATTTATATCAAATCTGTCTGGTCTTTTGATACCTACAGGTGGTGTTAATTGTGGAGGCTTTGATCTATCTTGTTGGCCCATAGTGCTAAAACCACTTACATCAGTGGTATCTATCCTAGGAGCTGGGGTTTGCTTATCTCGTTGTGAAGGTGGTAATAGACCTGTGGGGGTTGATCTATCTTTACTACCTAAACCTGATAAAAATGCAGGACGTGCCATTATCTTTTACCGCCTCGCTTTGCTGTCATGGCTTTTCTAAGGTCTTTCATACTGCGTACATTTATTTTTTTCTTAGTTCGTGTTTTCCTCTTAGGCTTACCAATGTTTGCGTATGCTAAAACGTTACTCATCAATCACCATTTCAGTTGTAAGATCAATTACATCTACTTCTTGGAACTGACCACCTTGTTTAGCTTTTTGTCTTAAATTTTTTACAATATTACCTTTTGAATCTAATACAGGCTTTGTATTTGATCTACGACCTTGAGTTGGTGGAGGTGGCATTTTTCTTATAGATCTCTGTAAAATTTTAGGTGCTGTGCCGAACAATTCTCCCATACCTGCTTTTAACCTGTTTGCAACCATATCTTGATAATCATCCATCTCACCAAATCTAGCTTTTCTCTCACCAGGTGACAATTTTTTAAATTCTTTCTCTGCAGCAATCAGATCATCTGTATTTAATCTACCTGAACCTTTTTGTTGTCTTGCAAATTCTAAAATTCTTTTATCTTTTATACTCATTTTCTTTTCCCCACTCTCCGTTTTTTTAACACTTTACGTGTTTTAGCTATTTCTCTAATAGCATTGTTAATCATACCAATTGGTACACCGGCCACAACACTTAAATATCTTGTGCTTTTACGCTCTGCCATACAAGGAACATAACAAAAATAAATGTCAAGAGCAAAGATTTATTGA